ACATACGGGTCATACATCTGGGCTATTTGATTGAGTCTGTTTTCATAATCTTTGTAAGCGCCTGCTTGATCAGGACCAAACAAACCACTTGCGGCCCCTAAGCCAGCCATGGCAAAGGTGGGCATATATGACATCATTATATCGCTCTCCAATTAACAACGCCGTTATCCAAAAAGGATACATTTTGTTCGCCGCTCGTTGTGTTATGAACCCGAGTGCCTAAAAAAGACAGATCGGTAAAACTATCAATTTGATCCTGGTCGAATGATTGACACTTCAGACCATTATCATAAATAATGCGTAAAAAATTAATAATATCGGTCAATGATCGTTTGATATCGGCCATATCATCACTAATAGGGGGTTGCGGTAATCTTGGCATTAAGTGCTCCCCGGTAAATTGCCCGACAAATAGGCTAACCACGGCACAGGATAACGACGCCGACTTAAACGAACTTTTATGGCTGGCGATACGTCATTATCGGCATTTTCTAATAATTCATTATAATAACGTTGACGCGACACTTCTTTTTGAGAAGACCACGCAATACTATATTCATTGCATAATTGAGAGGCTATTTCATACTGCAAAAATAATTGCATGAAAGGACGCACGGATGAATCAATGGCTAAATCCAGATTGTTAATATCCACTTCGGGAATATAAGTCATGATGAATTTATCACTGCTTTGTTGGGGCAATGGATAAACTTCAATTAAATTAGCATCTCGATTGTGCCAGAAAATGGCCGGCAGTTGCCTTAAATTTAAAACGGTTTCATTGTTAGAAAATACTTCAGCCGTGACTTTTTTAATCGGATAAGTCGTGGTGCCATTGCTGCCTCCATTAATAATATAAATTAAAGAGTTCACATAGGCTGCATTAATGTTGGTTAATTCTGATTCATTTTCCAGTGTTTTTTTAGAAATATAAGGAATTTGTGTACGATACGTATCGAGAACTTGAACGAATATATCCAGCGCTGCGTTAATTTCCTCACCACTGGGTTGCACAGGAGAAAACACCCTATCTGATATGGACAGATAGAGTGCTCTATTCAATAAACTCCTGAGTGTCGTCGCCATAAATTACCTTAGGTTAATGAAGAAGGCAAATTAATGAGATAACGACCAATCGCTAAGGTTGGCATTAAGCATGACATTCTAAAGGTGTTCACACCACTCGTTACCAAACCTTGCACATAAGTCTGAATGGACATTTTGCCATTATCACTCGTATATTTGCTGTTATCGGCGCCATATATTTCAGTCAGTGGCAAAGCGTTCGCAATAATACCCATGGGCACATAAAAATAGTTATTGTTATGACCCGCAAAAATGCTAGTCGCATCCCCGTTCTGAGGTAATCCATTCACATTAGCTTGATCGCCTACAGCCACCAAAGGAGTGCCCAGTAAAATAGTGATTTCACCCGCTCCATCAACATCTGCATCTGCCGCAGCCGTAACCACCAATTTAGTCGCTAATGTCTTTTTAGAGGCTTGACCAATCCAATTAACACTGGGGATTGATATCATCGTACCCACATTAATTGCATCGACTGTTACACCCAGTGTACTTCCCTCAAAAGTAATACTAGAACCATCACTTGCCACACTTTTAACGGTTAATTCAGTAGGATTGGCAAATTGCAAAGAATCCGGCGTGGTAGAAAGCACATTACTCCGATAGATGTCAATATTAGCCAATCGACCTTTATCAGGACCCCCTAGGCGAGCATTGCGTGTAATGTTTTCATTGATCGTTTCGTTAAACATGTTCTGCAAAGAATCAGCCACATTTTTAGCATCGTTGGTATTCATGACGCCCAATCGATTACTAGGCCAACCCAATTCATCCATCAATGCATCCACTGCGGATATATCTGAATAAGAATTAACAGACCCTAGCGAAGCAGGACTATCAATAGGAGTATAGGCCGTTGCAGCTCTCGCTTTATCGCCTAATCGTGTTTCAATCGCAGCTTTAATCACAATACCTGCTGGATACACGTAGTTATCGATAAACATGCGCGCTTGAGGATTCATTTCACCAGGATTGTTAGGATTACGGCCTGGATTACCCACGAGCGCAATTTTATTGCCGACAATTTGAGTCTCTAACCGTCTGATATCTACCTCACGAGTGACATTATAAATATCATTATCGGCATTGACATAAGCAGCCGTTTGATCGGTTATATCGCTGGCTGTAACGGATAATCCTGTTTGAACGGGCGGATAACCAGGTAATTTAATGTTGACCGTATCGCCAATACCATAACCTTGACGACGCGTGAATTCGTCAATGCCTTGGTAACTGGTCGCAATAAAAGGACTTTTTTGAATAAGGAAAGTTGCCAACACGCGAGAAGTAAACGCGGTTAGCGAAAAAGTATTTGCCATGATTATAATCTCCCATAGCATAAAATGGTTAAACAATTTTGTCTTAACTCATAATTACGTTATGGGGTCGGCAACTGAACTCAGAATTGCGCTGGAACTAGAATACTAGCAGATGGATGGGATTAATCAAGTTAACCTAATGTTTTAATGTAATTGTCCACGTTCGCCATGTCATCAGACGCTGTACCCGTTTTAGCATCTTGGGATAAATCGGGCGGAACATTAGGGGAATCCAAATCGGTTGTTTGAGCACCATTGACCATTTTTTGTAACCACTCCCCTAAATCATTAGACCCTGACATTTGAGATTTTAATTGCGCATTTTCCATTTTAAGATGAGCGCCTTCATTGGTCATCAATTCGGTAAATGTTTTTTTAGCTTGATCAGGGTTCAATTGATTCGTCAAATAAACCCCGACTTCATGGGGTATTTTTAACGACTTATCATGTAAGACCAACGATTTAAACTTAGGGTCTTCTTGCATCATTTTACCGACCGTCGTTTGATAATGGCGATTGGCTTGTTCTACCTGACCTTGTTGCATAATCTCTTGCTGACTTTGACGAATAGCATTCATAATATCGGGGGACGCTTGACCGCTGGGCGATAAAGGAGGGGCTTGTGTGGGATCACCACCCAATGGGGGCGCCTGATTGCCTTGTTGCGCGACCTGTTGGGTCTGTGCCTGTGGTTGGGGTGGTGGTTGTGCCTGCTGTTGTTGTGCCATTTGCGCTTGCACTTCTTTTAATTGATCAATTAATTGTTCGTTCTCAATTTTTGTATTCTTCAAACGCTTTTTTAAAATGTCTTCTAATTCTGCTTGGGTAAACGTCTTTCCAGCGGCTTCGTTCTCGCCTTTATTTTCAATGTCATCTGCCATAATTTCCTCACTATTTAATTTAATTCAACCCATGCTGATGTAATGGTGATATCAGTTTTTGTTTCTAACTCAAATTTTAACGAAAACCCATTGTTCACAAAGTTCATGTACCATCTAAACTGAAAGAGTCGTTTTGCGGTGGCGCTAAATAAGCGCTTAACCGAATTGCCATATTGTACATTATCTTTGCTCAAAGATAAAAAACAGGCCTGTTGTATATTATTCGTGATTTTACCTTGTGTCATTTCTAATAAAACCGCTCCTAGTATGACCCGTTGGGTTAAATCTTTTAATTTTGGCTTAAAATAAGGGGTTTGTATCACTATTTTATTAAAACTTTGAGAATAGTCGGTATCCAATTCATAAACACCATCTGATTTAATGGGTTCGTCATCAAATCCGATGATTAAATCGGTTGATTCGCTCCATTTTCCTGATTTTGACCCATAAATAAAAGCCGTTCCTTGAGTTTCAAACGTGAGTTGATAAATCCAGTGACCTTTCCAAAAGTAATAACTGCCGAATGATTTATCTAGATCGCTAAAAGTGATGATAATATCTTCAATCCCATCATTGGTAATCGTCGAACGGCCGTTGGGGGTCATTCGTCTTATCTGCCCATTATCACTGAGGTAATACAATTCGTTGTTTTCTGTCACGAGTGATGCAGTCGAGAGACAACCATATTCATCATTGTAAGTAGGGTCTTGAGAGAAAGGAAAACTATTAGGCACGCGCTCAATAGAGGGAATCCAACGCTGAACACCCCCCGTTCCAAAGATAAATAAGTTATTATCGAGAGTTCTAACCCCTACTAAATCACCCAAGCGAGAATCCCCTTCTTGCACTTCGTTAGCGCCCCACTGGGTAATATCGTTAGCATCAGAGACAATCCATTTTTTCTCGCTGCCGCCTGTTACGATCAGAAAAGTATTAAGGCTCGTGACATCGGTGGGTTTATCAAGATCAAACCCCTGGGAGGCGCCTAATTTGAAAAAGGTATTATCGGATTGATTAAATGCCCAGGCACCAATGCCATTAACGATACACACTTGCCCTTGCGTATTTTCTGCTATTCGGATAGCAAAAGAGGAATGTAGAATGGTGGAAACTTCGACTAATACTTCATTTTCAACATAATATACATCGTCGTTCGTGACTAGAATAGTTCTATTATTGAAGGATGATTGAAAAATAGCCCTCGTATTGGCAAGTAATCGAGTTAATGTCGTATGGGGCAGTAGTTGAATTTCTTTTTTCGTATTAATAAAAGCACCACTCAAGCGCGGATTATTTACCTGTAAATCAACCGAAGGCAACGTGCCTGTGTCAATCGGTATCTGAATCATGCTTTACTTTCCAACATGGCGTTGAGATGTTGAATCATGGTTTTGATGTATTCTAACTGCTGCTGATGCGCGGAGGTTTGCGTATCATCTCTGGCTTTTATATTGTCGGACGCTAATTTTAATTCACTGGTGTGAGCCGCTGTCATTTCTTTATATCGTGCCGTTTCTGCATTAAAAGAGTCTGTTTTGGCTTTGGATTGACTTGATTGGGCTTTAGATTGTTCTGATTGAGCTTTAGCCTCCAACAATTTAGCTTGTGGGGAGTTCAATGATTGTTGTTGTTGTTGTTTTTGTTGTTTTTCATCCATACGTTTTTCTAATTCAGTACGGGTGAGAGTGCCTTTTCCATATTCAATTAAATCTTCGTCTACCGTCGCCCCTAATCGTTTTGCGAGTAAATCACTAGACGCAATATCTAAGGATTTTGCATAAATATCAATCGTTGCTGCAATTGCGGGAGGATGCATTTTATAAATAATCGCTAATTCCGTTTGGGTATTCTTGTTTTGTATATCCAGGGATGGCGCTACTTGTATTTGATAATCATACTTACTCGATAAATCCTTGATATTGTTATCGATGATCGTTAATCCACCCGATTGAGAGACGGGCTTATTGATCTCTATTTTTTGAAGATCGCCATCGTCATTCTTGATCATGATGATTCTGTTTTCTGTATAATAAACGGGTATCATAGTTTGCAAAACGCGGCCCACTTGATTGATGGCTTGAATATGGGCAATGATCGTATTGTTCTGTTGTAGATTCTGACGACTGTAAATTTTATCGAGCGCCACGCCTGAAATTGATTTTAATTCTGACGAATTCTCATTGAAATAAGCGCCAGCCAAGGTCTGCATACTCTTTTGTAGTTCCACAAATAAGTTGGAAATATAAACAGGCATTTGTTGACTAGGAATATGTTGTATTTCAGCGATATTGCCATTGAAAACAAACGCACCCCCTTTCACGCTAAAGTTCTTAGCGCTGTCCTTGCCCGTTTGATTAGAGACGTGTTGGGGATTTAAGATCAGTTTGTCCATCGTAGATGACTTAAGATAATCAGCCATGCAAGACACGGTATAATTTAATAAGGTTTGTGGATCACGTAAATAATATCCTAACGGGAAAGACTCATATTTATCACCTGTCCAAATGGTATTACCGGAATCGAAAACAAGCGGCAATAATTGATAGTTAAGCTTTTTTTCTTTTTCCAGAAAATCATCGACCCCCTCAGCCACACGCACATAATTAATGCGCGTTGAAAATCCTTTTTTAGGTTTTTCCGAGAAGTCTAATGTATCTCGGGCTCCATCGATTAAATCTTCACGCTTATAAATACCTGAGGTGAGTTTGACATAATTACATTTGTAGGATTCTTTGAACCAGAAATCTAATACCACCACCTCTTCTTTAACACCGGCATTCTCTAACTTAGGATAGGTCTTGATGATCTTTTTGTAGGGAATCGTTTGCGCAAATCCACAAAAACGTCCCGTGGAAAAATCAGGGGATCGGACACTGAAATCAAAAAAGCAATCCTTCGGGTCTTCTACATTCTCAATCTTAAGAATACTGTTAAGCGTCTCGTCATTTTCACGCGCGGGTGTTACCTTCATCACCGCTTGGCCAAAATCAAACACCTTATCCAAAGATTTTGAAAATGCCTGGGTGTGGTCTTCACATAACATTAACTGATTGATGAGCAACCTAAACGTCTTTTCTTTGTCTGAATCGCTATCGCAGTACGGAGAAGATAATAATAACGATAAATCCATGTCTTTGGCATGCGCTTTGGCAAGATTCATGATGTTAATGGCTAAATTAAACACCAGTATCTCTTTATCATCCGTGGATTGGGATTTACTATTATCATTATTATAAATATAGTCCAGATTATCGGTGCCACGATTCCAAGACTCCCCCATGTATTCCTGCCACCCATGGTATAATTTAAATATCTTAGTGGGGGTGTAAATCATTTCTTACGTGGCCGGTAATTAGCTCGCAGATAATCCCATATTTTTTGATTCGTCATTTTGTCATGTTCATTGCGTAAGCAGGTTAAATAGCATTTTTGCACATTCATTTTCATTAATCGTGCGCCAAATTTAACATCGGTGATGCCAGTACCATCGATGAAAGAACTCGCCCCTTTTTCAAACGCGGCCGTTTTCTTTTTATTGTCCGAAACCGTCATCTCTTTACGCCATTGCTTGTGCATGGCGCCTTTAGAGTCTGCTAACGCATCGGCTATGGTTTTATCCACATCACTCTTGAGTATGACCACCCCACTTTTTAAAGCGTCTTCTAATGTAGTGACTTTCTTATCTATCGTTTTGTCTTCGCTCATTGTTACCTCTTTATTTAAAATTACTGGTTAAAAATGGGACTGCATTTTCTTTGATCATATGATCTGCTATTACTTTTGCTACATATCTGCTAGAAGCCTGAGAATCATACTCTTTTTTTAAGTCTGATAAACTTATCGTTTCCTTAACAACATCATCACCAATACCACATACAATTCTGTAATATTCTATCTTGGGATCATTTCCATATTTTAAGATAGTCGCTGACTCTATTTGTCGACGATCTAATCCATATTTGCTAAATGATGCTAGAATTTCATCGTCTTTTGAAGCCATACCCGTTTTACCCACCCTCTTATTACCTCAATACGCGCCGTTCATGTAAGAAATCGCCCGATCTGCCATATCTAATCCTTTGCCACGAGACTTAGATTTTTTATGCGGGTTATTCTTCTTTTTCTTTTTACCTAAAATCTTATTGGCTTTCGCATCAATCGTTGATAAGGATGACTTGCTTAAGTTTCCCTTATTAAATTGTTGCTGCGCTCTGGCTTTAGCGTTCGCTGCATGTGAACGGTCTGGCATGGGATATTTACGTTCCCCGGGCATACCGAATGTAGATTTTTTAAGTTTCTTGCGTTTTGATGTCGTGAGTGTTGCCATGTCTATCTCCCATATATCTTTTTAATATCCACTGAAAAATCCAATGAACCTTCAATCTCAGCATTTGTTACCGCATATCGTATCATCATGACCAGATAACGTACAGCATCCACCACATGATCGTTATTTTTAACAATTTTTCCATTTTTTCGGTGATAAAGTCGTTTTTCTTTAAAAAAGCATTCAAGGTGTTGCGCTACTTTAAGTCTTCCTGTCTTCATCATCGACAAAATATCAGTGACGCCCGCTTCCACACTAAGGCCACCCTTTTCATGTGTTGCATGGGTTTGCATCATATTAACGCCTGCATTATCATATAATACTTTTTGTTCCTCGCCTGTTGATTTAACGGGCAAGTGTCCATCATGCGGCCATGCCCAGGGTATCCATTCCT